CGTTTATTCAGACCCATCTGAGGTTTTTGATACTATCCTCAAAGAGGATCGCATTATGGAGCGTGCAGTGACCGTGACTCAAGCGTATAATGATTTTATCAACTCAGCACATCAGTATGATAATTCTTCTGAGTGGATGCACGCATTAGAGCAAGTTCCCTACGCAAAAGAGGCAAGGTATGAACTCAAACGCAAACTATACAGAGCAGTTGCAAACGTTAATATTCTTGAAGGCATTCGCTTTTACGTGTCATTTGCTTGCAGTTTTGCATTTGGCGAACTCAAACTTATGGAAGGAAGTGCAAAAATCATCTCACTAATTGCTAGAGATGAGAATCAGCACTTGGTTATCACTCAGAATATTCTTAAGAATTGGATGAGTGGTGATGATCCAGAGATGAAGCAGATTGCTCAAGAAGAAGAGCAATGGTTGTATAAGGCTTTTGAGAACGCAGTCAATCAAGAAAAGTATTGGGCAGAGTATCTGTTCAAGGATGGATCCATGATTGGTCTAAATGACAAACTGTTACAGCAGTATGTCGAATGGATTGCCAACCGTAGAATGAAAGCAATTGGACTCAAACCACTCTATGATATTCCAGCAAAGAATAACCCACTTCCTTGGACAGAGCATTGGATTTCTTCTAAGGGTCTTCAAGTGGCACCACAAGAAACCGAAGTTGAGTCCTACATTGTTGGAGGAATCAAGCAAGATGTCACCAAAGACTCTTTTACTGGATTCCAACTATAACTGGGATACTAACAAGGTGCTGGACTCTTATAGAGAAGCAGCAGACTGTGATGAATATCTCTTCGGAGATTATGATTATTGCTCAGAATGGTTAAACGACACGGAGGGGTAATACCCTCCTTTTTTTATAAATACCTAAAAAGTGTGCTGCGATAATGAAGTCGTTTCAGAATTTTGTAAATATTGTAGAGAGAACAACTCCTGGTTTTGGGAAGCCTACTGGATATGATGCTCAAGGTGAGCCAATGTACACCAGAAGACCTGGACCAAGAGAAAAAGGTCGCAGAGCAGGAGTTCAAAGATCACCAAAATCCGTAACCGCAGTAAAGGGTGAGATTGAAGCGGCAAAAGGATTTGGTAGCGTAAAGTCTGGTGGTTTGGATACAAGACCAACAGACCCAAAATTTACTGCAGCGAAAAGAGATCCAAGAGTAGCAGCACTTGGTGGTAATGTTTGGGATGATCCAAACCCAGCACCTGGAAGACCTTTTAAATCTCTAGCAAGGCAATCTTCAACTTCTACAACAACTTCTACAACACTTCGCACAAGAACTGGTGGTACTTCTGGAAGAGATTGGTTGTCGAGTTTACGTGGTCCAGAATCAAGCAAAAGTGATCCTTGGAAAGGTTCTGATTACAAATCTTCTTATGAGTTGCAGCAAAGAATGAGAAATAATCCAACTGAGCCATTTGGCGACAGTGGATTTGAACAACCAGCCGGAAAACCCCAATCAAAACCATCAGCAGCACCAGAAGCAACGAAACCAAAAAGTCCAGAACCAGTAAAGCAATCAGTAGTATCTCAACAAGCAAAGCAATATAGAGCATCACAAAAAACTGTTGATGTTTCTGCAAAACCCGTTGGCACAAAGTTTGCTGAGCCAATACCAAAACCTAAAGGTCTTCCTGGTCTCAGTTCAGAACCTGCAGGTCCTTTAGCGACTGTTAGAAAGGGTGAGTCACAAACAATCAGACCACAGAAAGGACCTGGAAGAACTGGAGTTCTTGGAGCACCTAAAGCAGGTGTTCTTACTGGAGCACCTAAGATTGAACCAGTAAAAATAAGAGAAATTAAACCCCCAGTAACTGCATCAAATAGAATTCCTGCTGTCAAACCAGCAACATCTACACCTACTCCAGCAAAACCTGCCACATCATCTACTAGAGCAAGAACGGGCGGAAGAGTTAGACTTAGAACGCCAAGAGCGTCTGTTATAACACCAAGCGCACTTGAAAAGGCACTTACTAAGAATAGACAACAAACAGCATTAGCACAGCAAGCACAAAATACAAAAGCAGCGGTGCAGAATGCAAAGGCACTTAAAAATGTTGCAAGAGTTGGAACTGGCGTCGCAGCATATTTTGACTTCCAGAGAGCAAGTCAGGCAGCAAAAGAAAGAGGTGCTGGAGAAAGAAGAGCAACTGCTCGTGGTGCTGTTGAGGCTGGAGCAAGAGTATTAGGCACAACAGCAGGTTTCATTGCTGGCACTCCACTTGGTCCTGTAGGACAGACAGTTGGTGGAATCGGCGGTGGTGAGTATGCTGTTAAGAAGTCTGGTCAGGCATTTGAGAGAATCTTTGGAAAACCAGGTGATGCAGTTACAACTCAGTCTGTAAAACGCAACATCAAATCTGTAGTTAGAGAAAGGATTCCTCAGAATATTAGATCTCAAGTTCCAACTTCAGTTAGAAGGGGATTTAGTAGTTTTCTTGATACTGCTGCTGATGCTGCAAAGAAAGGATATAATCTTTATAGAAAAGGTAAAAAACTGGCAGACTTTTCAAATCCAGCAGATAAGTAATTCTTTCTATAAATAACTTTATAGAAAAAGAAAAACTGTTAAAATGTCTGAATCTGCTGGAAAAACCTTTAGGGGATTGCAAGAAGCATATGCCTCTATGTATTCTAACAACTCTGATAACTTGACTGAAGAGACTATTGTCAGTGAAGTGCAGGAAGAGCAAGAATTTGAAATCAATGAAGAATTACTTTATGAATCACTTAAGAAATATCTTATTTCTGAAGGATTTGTAAAGACGGAAAAGCAAGCAGAGAACGCAATTCCTCATATGAGTGAAGAATGGGTTAAGGATATTGTTGAGTCTATTTTGACAATTTCTGAGGACTTTGATTATTATATAAACTCTTTGATTGAAGAAGGTTATGACTTGTCTTCTTACACAGAAGAAGATTTATTCGAAACTTATATTAACGAGACTCATAATGTTTTAAGTGAGCAGCTGGCAGGAGATATGCCAGGTCTTGGATGGTTAAGAGGTCTTACTGGTATATTTGGTGCTGGAGCTGCTTCTAGAGCAGTGCAAACAAAACCAAGACCATACAGAACAAGACCAGAAGGATCTGCTGTTGATTATGGTCAAATGACCTTAGAAAAACCAAAACCGACACCTGTAGTTAAGACACAAGTAAGTGGTGATATTGAACCAGCAAAACCAGCAAAACCTAGAGTAAGAGTAACTGCAACCAGACCTGAGGGATCTACTGAAACTCAAGCAAAACCTGCTGAGCAACCAAAGACAGAAGCACCTAAGGTAGAGCAACCAAAGACGGAAGCACCTAAAGTTACTCAAGGTCAAGGCACACCTACACCACAACCAGAACCACCAAAAGAACCTAAGGATGGAATTTTGGATAAACTGGGCAGATTTGCTAAAGAATGGCAGAAACAAGGTGCGGAAAGAGCAGCAGAAAAAGCATCTAGACAAGCAGCTAGACAACAAGCAGCAAATAGACCGCCATCTGGAAGAACACAAGCGTTAGTAAAAACTCTCCAACATCCATTCACAAAAGGAGCATCTGCAACTTTTGCAGGGTCTTCTTTGATTGGAGACCTTGCAACTGGAGGAACTGGAACTAAAAAAGCACTTGGAGTTCCAGCTGGATTAGTTGGTGGAGCATTGTATCAGGGTGGAAGAGCAACTCAGGCGATGGGTCTTGGACCTGGAGTAAAGACTGCTGGAGAAAAGATTTTGAAGTGGAGTGGATGGTCTAATGGTAAAAAAGAACAAAAACCAGCACCAACACCTGCTAAACCATCACAAAGAAATCCATACGGATTATAATAAGGGAGAATAAAAATGCCACAAGTTGGAGAAAAAAGAGCTGACGGTAAAGTTTGGGCTGGAGATGATTTTGGATGGCAATCTCCCGCCACTATTTGGAAAAAGCAACCTCCAGGTAAAGTAGGTGATACCCGAACTTTACCTGGATTAGGAACTAAAGTATATACTGGAACAGATTATGGTTGGCAATTGCAGTCAACTATTGATAAAAAGAAACAACCAGATCCAAAACCAACACCGACACCAACACCGACACCAAAACCAGAAGTACCAACACCAACACCAACACCAAAACCAGAAGTACCAAAACCAGAAGTACCAAAACCAGAAGTACCAAAACCAGAAGTACCAAAACCAGAAGTACCAAAACCAAAACCAACTCTTGATCCAAAATTAAAAGCAGACTTGGATAAGTTTGCTCCCAAAATCAACCAAGATTGGGCAGCATCAAATGAAAGACTTGCTAGAGTTGAATTGGCAAGAGCACAACAGCGTGCAGCAGGCAAGAGTGTATTTGACAAAGAGTTTAGAAAAACAAAGGTAAATCCAATCATGTATAAGCAACCTTCTGTAGAGAAAGAAGCTTATGAAGTTGTCCTTGACTATCTCCTCTCTGAGGGGCACGCAGAGACCGTAGAAGAGGCGCATTATGTAATGATGCAGATGGATGCTGAATACATCCAAAGCATTGTTGAGCAGCAAGCACCAGATGCGAAATATTATAGAAACTATTTGAATGATGTCTTACCTGGTAGTGCTGGTCCAGAGAGACAGATGCCACTTATGCCACCAAATGTTAAAGGGGATGCTTTAAAACAGTGGATGAAGTCAAGAGGTTTCCCACAAGCAAAGAAGAAATCTAACAACGGCAATATAGCATAATACTCAGGGGGCTTGACAAGTCCCCTTTTTTTGTCTAGACTAGGTTTGTCCCGGTTAAAGATAAATAATAGCTCATTGAGTTCTATAAGATGAGCTTAGGCATAAATAATGATGTAAGTTATGAGAATCCATGGACATTTGATAACAAACCTTTTGATAGTAACGATATTGGGGATTACTTCGGGTTTGTTTATCTCATTACCAATAAGTCCAACTCACGACGCTACATTGGTAGAAAGTATTTTTGGTCGTTTAGAAAACCGCCAGGTAAAAAAAGAAAAGTAAAACAAGAATCGGATTGGAAGAAGTATTACGGTTCTTGCCCAGAATTAAAAGAGGATTTAAAAAAAT